GGAGGCGAAGGAAAAAGAGATTATTCCGAACTAGCAGGAATAGCACTGTTCACGGTTATTTCGGTAATTGGACTCGCATTAATTGCAAGTGGTTAAATAAAAATCGAACAGCTTATGCAATTGCTAGATTTATTGTAAGTAAAGAGAAAATTATGTCAGTAAAAGGAAATAAGAACGCAGAAAAATGGACAGTTAAAGAGGCTAGGAAATTAGCAAATAAAGCTCTAGACGCTGTAGACGATGAAACTTTCTTTATTTCTTCAATTGCTGAGAAATGCGAAACCTATAGAGATTTATTCGCTTATTTGATGGATAAATTTAACGACGATGAAGTCGTTTTTCGCACTTTAAAAAGGATGTACAATAAATGTGAGTCGATACTATGGGAAAGGGCGTCACAGGGAGAGATAGACAGAACTATAGCAATATTTGCTCTAAAGTCCTTGCATGGATTAATGGAGACAAGCAAACAGGAAATTGACCATACAACAGACGGCGAATCGATTAACCCTATCAACTGGGTAAAAGATGACTCAGATTAACGAAGCGTACAAGCCTCTATACACATCAAAAAAGAGGTATTTTCTAGTAACTGGTGGGCGTGGCTCTCTCAAATCGACAAGCGTACACGATTTTATTAGCCGATTAACATTCGAAAAAGGACACGGAGTATTGTTTCTAAGGTACACCATGACAAGCGCCGAGAAATCAATAATACCAGAGTTTAAAGAAGCCATACAGCGCAATAACTCATACAAGCTATTTCAATTCAGAGGAGACAGAGTGACTAATTTAAAAACAGGCTCGTTTATTATGTTTGCAGGGGTGAAAACAAGCTCAGGAAACCAAACAGCAACACTCAAATCTATTCCGGGACTTACAACAATGGTAATAGATGAAGGCGAAGAGTTTACCGATGAGAAGACATTCGACACTATAGATGATTCCATACGTAGCAACGACGCTGTAAATCGTATACTATGGATCATGAACCCTACAACGCCAGAGCATTTTATTTATAAACGATGGATAGCACCAGACAATAAAAAGGTTAAAATTGACGGCTTTGGGGTAACAATTTCCAACCTTGATACAGTCGAGCACATACATACGACCTACCATCTAGCTGAAAGCTCTGGATATTTACCACAAAGTTGGATAGACAAAGCCAATAAATCAAAAGAAAACAACCCTAAACATTATTATCACAACTATATCGGCGGTTGGTTAGAAAAAGCCGAGGGCGCAATTCTGCCAAACTGGATAGTAGGAACATTCGATGAATCTATACCATATTGCCACGGCCTAGACTTTGGATTTAATCCAGACCCTTGCGGACTTATTAAGGTGGCCGTCGATCAAAAGAATAAGAAAATATATGTTGAAGAAAAAGCGTATTTGCAAAACTTAGGGACGGACGACATAGAAAAACTATTAAGGGATAGAGTCGAACCAAGCGGATTAATAATGGCAGATAGCGCAGGGAAAATTACTATACACGACCTGAGGCAAAGAGGCTTAAATATACAAGCGTGCGTTAAAGGTTCTGGAAGTATAATAGCAGGGCTTAAAAAAATAATGGATTACGAATTAATAGTCTGTGGAAGTTCGCCAAATTTAAAAACAGAGCTGAATAATTATATTTGGAACGATAAAAAAGCAGGCATTCCAATCGATAAATTCAACCACCTAATCGATCCACTTAGATACGCATTTGACAGGCTTACGAGAGGTGCAGGAGGGACGCTTTAAACAGGTAAAAAAATTATTGTAAATTTGACAAAACTATTTTAAATGAGTAATTGGCTACAGAAAAAAGCGTTCAGTCTTTTAACAGGGTTTAAGCATTCGGACGTTTTTAGTCTCACAGGCTCACAGCATAGAAACCTAGTAGACGGCAACCTCACTATTTTAGGCGGTGCAAACTCGTCAGGGCAACAAGCAGATGATAAGCTAATAACAGAGGGATTCGAGCGAAATGCACAAGCGTATTCAATCATTAGAAAAATAAGCGAGACGGGTTCAGATGTGCCTTGGATACCTAAAGAAATAAAAGCAGATGGAACGTTAGAAGACGTAAAAGATGGCCGCTTTGTTGATTTCGTTATGCAGCCAAACCCAGAGCAAACGCAAAAGGATTTTAAAGAAGAGTCATTTACTTACATGCTTACGACGGGTGATCTATTCTGGCAGCCTTTGGAGTCGGTTGGTTTTGGGATAAGCGAGTTAAAGACGTGGCCTAGCCAATTAATCGAGGTACTAAGCACACAGGCAAACCCGTTGACCGTTTCAGGCTATCAATTCGAACTAGGACGACAAAAAGAATCATTTAGTACTGATGAGTTAATACATTTACAATACATAAATCCAACGACCAGAGGCATAGAGTCTCTTCGCGGCTTGTCACCACTTGCGGCGGCATGGCTTGCTTTGTCAGGAGACAACCAAAGAGCCGAAGCACAGGACGCAATGCTTAAAAATAGAGGCATTGCAGGTATTTTTACCAGTGAAGACGAATACCCCCTAGATCGAGACGAACAAAAAGAGCAGCAAAGAATTCTAGATTCACAAATAGGAGGCGCTAGCAAATTTAATAAAGTAATAGCGGGAAGGGGTAAAGGTAAATTTATACAGATGGGTATGTCTTCCACGGATTTAGAAATACTAAAAACGGCTATACAGAATCTTAGAATGTTATGTAATGTTTACGGGGCACCGTCTGAGTTGTTTAATGACCCTGCCAATAAAACATTCGCCAATCAAAAGGCAGCGCTAAAATCATTTTATGAAAATTCTGTGTTACCTCTAGACAGGCGGGTATTATCAAAGTATAATTCAACAGTAGTACAAGATTGGTCTAAGAGAGATAATAAAAACTATACAGTAGTGCAAGACTTGGAGCATATTGGAGCGTTACACGAAGATGAAGACAAAAAAGCAGCAAGATCAGAAAAGATAACAAACAGCATTGTAAAAGTAGTAGCCCAAACAAATCAAGGACTTTCTCCTGACTCGGCGGCTAGCATAATCGCACACGCTCACGGCTTGCCAATAGATGAAGCAATGAAATTTGTAACTTTGTTAAACACAAATCGAAATAATAATGAATAAAAGTTGTAGCCTTAAATTAAAAGGAATAGAAGAAAGCAAAGGGATTGTAGAATTTTACTTTTCATCGTTCGGTAATAAAGACAGCGACGGCGACATAATGGAGAAAGGTTCTTTTAAAAAGACCATAAGTGAAAACCTATCCAGAATTAAGCACTTTAAAAACCATGACCCACACCTCGCAGTTGGTCGGATATTAGAATTACATGAAGATTCAAAAGGAGCTTATGCAGTTTCTCAGATGTCTAAATCTACACTAGGACAAGATACTTTGATTGAGTATAAAGAGGGTATTATTACTGAACATTCCCACGGATTCCAAACGATAAGAGAGAATTACAGCAATGAGAAGAGCGCCAATGTTATCTCAGAGGTTAAACTGTGGGAGGTGTCAAGTCTTACATCTTGGGGTGCTAACAGCAACACACCCACTACAGGGATAAAAAGCCTTGAGGACGTGGAGACCTTATTTAAAAACCTCGAAAACATATTAACCAAGTCAACTATCTCGGATGAGAGAGGGGCGGAGTTACAAAAATCTTACGACCAATTAGGTAATTTAATTAAATCACTTCGAGCGCCGTCTCAGGACACCCAAGAAGCCGAGATATTAAAACGTGAGAACGAACAACATATATTTTTAAATACAATATTAAATTCATAATACAATGGAAAAAATTTGGTTAAAAGATGGTAAATTCCAAGAGCTAGATAAAAACACGGCTGAGAATCTACCTATCGAAGAAAAAGCGGCCTATATGGTTGCAAGTAACGGCGCGAAAATGGCCTCTCTAGAGTCTCAAATGTCTGAGAAAGTAGGAACAGAAGCAATTGAAGCGTTAAAAGAACAGTTCGGAGAGCTTAAAGAAAAGCATGTAGAGCAGTTACAAAACGCAATGGAGGAGCAAGGAAAAACGTTGTCAGAATTGAGAAAGTCGAACGCGGCTAATTTAGTTCCTAAAGGTTTTGACGGCGAACTCGCGGCGGTTTGGAGCAAGTCGAAAGACTCAATCTCTAACTTTTTGAACGAGAAGAGTAACGGATTTTCAATGAACTTGAAAACGGAAGTAACTCGCGCGTCAGTGGCTAACAATACAATGGCAACAGATGTACCGGGAGTAGGACACATTCCGAGAAGATCGACGGCTATCTCTGACTTGTTTAATCAAGCTACAATGGGTCCAGACTCAAACGGAGTGATTAGATACTGGCAAGAGGCTAGCCAAACAAGCAACGCGGCGCCAGTTGCAGAAAGCGCAGCGATTCCAGAGAGTGAGATCACTTGGGAGGAAATTTTGCTACCGTTGAGAAAAATTGGCGACTCTATGAGAGTAACAAGGGAAGCACTTGAAGATGTTTCGTTTATCTCTGCTGAGATCAGAAACTTTTCTCTAAAAAACATTGAGTTAGAACTTGACTCTCAATCTCTTTTAGGAGATGGAACAGGTCAAAATTTTAGCGGTGTTGATTTGGTAGCTCCTAACTATGCGGCGGGGGCTTTTACTGGATTGTTTGGTACGGCAGCTATTATATATGATGTGCTTTCTATAGGAATCGTACAAATTGCAAATGCAGGACAAAACAGCGTATTTGTTCCTAACGCTATTGCAATGAATCCTACAGATGCTGAGTTGATGAGATTATCAAAAGATGCCGATAACAACTACATCATGCCATCTTGGTTAAGTACTGATGGTATGAGTGTTAAAGGTGTTAGAATCATCGAATCTCAATTAGTGCCTCAAAATCAAGCATACCTCGGAGATTTTACTTTCGGTACAATGTGGGGAGCAGGAACGACTACTTTAGACGTGGCTACTCAACACGGTACAGATTGGATCGAAGATGTACAACGTTTGAAAGTAACAGTTAGAAAGCAATTAGTAATTAGAACGGCTCACGCTGGTGCATTTTTGCACATACCTTCTATTACTGCTGCTCAAACTGCTTTGAACGCGTAATAAATACCATTAGCAAGGGGTTAAACTCCCTTGCTTTTTTAAACTACTTTACTACTATGAAAATCAAAATAACAAAAGACCACACGGCGGGATTGACTAAAGGTCAAATAAAAGACATTCCAGACCACTTGGCAAAAAGAATTATTTCAGAAGGTTTAGCGGAACAGGTGAAAGCCGAGAAAGCGCCAAAGAAAGACAAGGCAGAAAAGGCAGCGCCAAAGAATAAAGCTAAAAAGTAAATGGGAACTTTTGTAAATACAACCGATTTCACAAACGGCGAAATACTAATATCCCAAAGTTCAGCAACGGAACAAGAACTTGAACCGTATATCGACACGGCAGAGCTTGAGATACTTCAAGAGCTTTTCGGGTCGGAGTTGTACGCTTTATTTATAGCCGATCTAGTTGGAGGGGTTCCACAGGATGCACGATTTGTTGCTGTATTTAATGCATTTTATGATGACTCTGATTCTGTGGTAGGTTGGTGTTGTGGTGCCAGTAGGTCGGAGGGTATTAAAAAGATGTTAATGCGTTTTATTAATTTCAGCTTTACGAGGGATCAACCAAACCAAAATACGCCAGTAGGAACAGTAAAAAACCAATCCGAGAACAGCACAAATTCAAGCGCGGGTTCTTATGGCGCTGCAATAAAATATAATAAAGCGGTTGAATCCTACCAAGCAATTGCGCGTAAGATGATGTTGGATTCCGTGACTTATCCAGAGTACAACGGAATACCAAAAGAGAAAACAATATTTATATAAATGGGTCAATTAAGGACTAGGGATACAGTAGATTTAGTTAAAGAACTAGTTTCTCAATTAACGCCTGATTTTATTATATCAAGTGCCGTGGATAATCTTGATGGAACCTTTACGCTAGAAACAATCAATACTTATTGGCTTACTATTAATAAGCGCATTACTATTGATTCAATTGAGTATAGAATAACAGCCTTTGTTATTAATGAATCAATTACAATAAAGCCAATTACAACGGGCGACCCAATACCTACGGTTACGCTTTTTACTATTCCCGCTCCTTTGTTTTTTCATGGTGTTACGTTAATGGCAGCAGATGAACAAGGCAAGCCAAAAGACCCCACAGAGCGAACGCCGTTTGTTTGGTTATATGAGATACTAGACGAGACCGTTATACGTGACGATATGGACGCATGGGGGCGTAATTCTAAGCCTCAATTGTTTTTTATGGATGAATCAAGCCTATCTAATTGGACGTCAGCGCAGCACAAAACAAATGTGCTAGAACCAATGAGACAAGCAGTAGAGCTATTTTTCGATAAAATAAACGATTTTAAGGGCGATAAATATAAGGAGGTTCTAACATGGACAGAAACAGGCCGAGCAAATTGGGGTAAATTCATCACGGAGCTAGGCAGTGTAAAGAAGTTTTTTAATGAAGACCTCTCAGGTCACCAAGTGGGCTATGATTTTACTATGAGCAAAACGGCATGTAGTGAAGAAGTGGCACCAAGTCCAGACCCTTTTACGCCATTATCAGTAGAAGGATTGCAAACATGGCTAGACGCCTCAGATAGCTCATTAGTTAACGGTGGCGCCATTGTAGATGATCCAGTTAGTACATTATCTGACAAGACTACTAACGGGTTTAACGCTACTCAAGGCGTAGCAGGTAGTAGGCCAATATTTAAGGGCGACCATATATTATTTAATGGCGTTGATGAATTTTTAACTATGGGTACTGCTATATCTAAACTAGCCGCCAGAACCGTATTCATAGTATTTGAAAAGGTGGGGGCATCTGCAAACCAGAGAGTTTATGCCGAGGCTAATAGTAGTGGGCAAACAAAAACAACAGGATTATCCTTAAATATTTCGCCCTCTGGCGGCAAATTAAGAAGCTCTTATGGTGATAATGTTAATTTTAGAATCACAGACAGTTCTACAAATAATAGTAATGACAAAATATTATTTACAGAATCTTTTTCTGCACCTAACGCGCCACTAACTGCAATGCAAGTAAACGGCATAGATGAAACGGAAACGGATTTTTTAGGAACAGCTACGACAATAGCAGGCTCTAAGTCTGATCTTAGTTTAGGCCGAAATGGTGAAAATTCAGGAGGCTATGCAAATTATAAACTATATGCATTTTTAGTGTATGATTCTGATTTATCTAGCGCCAATAAGACATTAATAAACAATTATTTAATATCACAATACTCTATATAATGGCTTGTTTTTTAATATATGACATAACGGAGGAGCACATCTTAGATTCCATAATAGACAGCATTCACCAATCATTAATATCTAAAAATTTAAGGACTTACCCGCAAGATACTATAACATTTGCAGATAAGAGGTACCACCCCGACGGCGATAAGGTTTGTGCTTGCTTTATGTTTGGCAAAGTTGCTGAATGGGATGAATCAATAAAAGAGTATGTTAACGAGTCGGATTTTGTCGAATTAACAGACGATTGGGAGGTTGAAATATTATAGATTTTAAAAAGATTATCTTTGTTTCAGCTAAATATAAATCTAATTATTAATTAATACACAATAAAACTATGATACCAGTATGTAACTGTGCCGATGGCCAAACGATACAAAATTTTGGAGGCTTTGAAAAATGTAGTAAGGGAATTGGCATTCCTACGAGTATAACGTTCAACACAGAGGAGACTGTGGCGGGAGCTGTTAACGGGTTAATCCTTGCCAGTGAGACGCCTAACGAAGCATTTTTTGATTCTAAATACGGAAACCAAACAATAGAAGATAGATGGTTAAGACTTGACGGTATTAAGCAATACGACGCGCCCCCAGTTGATCCAAATACTCAAGAATTTGACGATGGCTCTAGCTATGTATTGAATAAAAACAGTAAAGAGGTTTCTTTTGTAATCGTAACGGCAGAAGCTAATAAAATGTTGGCAAAAGTAGAGGCTAGCGTTGA